CATTGCTGTTGATTCTTTCATTTTTCGATCCCCCTATCTTTTATCATAGCCTCTGCAAAATCGAGTATTAGCAACGTTTCTGACCTTTTTTTGCCGCCATTACTTGATCTTTCGTTATTTTCATTTTGTCGCCCTCTTTCTTGGTTTATGTGCCCATACTGTAATCCCGCTTTATATCGATGTCAACACAAATTTAGCTGTTGACAACGCTTATTTGTAGCGGTAATGTTCGCGCATCATAAACGCAAAGAGGGTTACAAAAATGAACTGCACAGGCTGCCCATCCCTACGATACCAGGTGCGCGCTGGAGTTTGCGCGTTAGCTATAAGCACAGGAACCACTATTCAAAACGGCATACGTGTGCGCCATCCACTGTCCACGTGCAAGCGCCACAAGTCTGACTCCGAGCTAATGCAGCGCATGGACATCATAGCAAAGGAGAGAGGATAATGTTAAGCGAGGGTCAAGGCAATGCAATACTACGCAAAGAGGAGCGCGAGGAGCGCAAGCAGGACGTGATATACGAACGAGCCGATGAGATATTGACGCGCAATATGTCTCCCTTGAATGAGTCGTTTAAAGAAGCTATGGAGAATCTTATGCTTGAAGGAAGTCTGACTATGATAGCGACTCTTGCAAGGTGTGCCAGAAACTCAAAAAGCAGGAAAATGAGAGATATAAACGAAATGATGATGGGCCGCTACATAATGTCAACAATAGTAAACAAAATGTGCGAATCAGCAGAATGGGAGGCTAGCAATGTCATCACGAGTAACGATTGAGACTCGGCAGGGCAGGATTCTTGCGGTTCGGGTTGACGAAGAAGCCGAGGTGATTATAGATATGCTAGGCGAAAGCATGGCAGATCCACACGCGCACCCGATAGAGCTTGGTGAGCTTGTGATTATGTCGGATAATATCGGCGCGGTTTTGGTTGTCGAGGAAGTTGAAGTTGGTGTGCCTGCTCAGTCTTTGCATTAACTATGCCTGCTAGCTCGCTGTGTATTCAATCTACGGCGACTTAGCATATGCATCAATTCTAGTGATTATCTCGTGCTGAGAAAGCCCCGTGCGAAGCTGTATGGCCAGAACAAGCATGTCTTTTCGGCTGTCAAGACAAGCCATAACATCTTGCGCCATCTCTTTGAGTTGCTTGTTTGTGTACTTGCTCACGCTACCCCCCCCCTGAAAACATCAGGCGCGTTTCCGTAGATCATTCTCTGCATACCAGGCTTGCGCTCGGTAATCTCTCCCTGCGCTACAGTCTTGATAGTACCGCCTTGTGCTAAGTATTGCGCCGTTAGATCAACCAGCATTGCTCTGCGTTCGGCTTTTAGTTCTGGCCGCTCGTTTGGTGTTAAGTCCTCGTTTTCAGGCACCGTTGATTCTCTCCAAGTGATATTCGATTTGATTGTCAAAATATTGCTTCTGCTCTTGTATCCAATCTCTTGTCGGCTTAAATGGCTTTTTTGACCGATCAATCAACTTCTCTACATAATCAGCCCCATAGTATTCTATCATGGCTTCGCGATAAGCTAGGACGGTACTGGTGTTTTTCATTCCCCACTGGTTGCACTGCCTGCATTGTGGATGCACGTTGGTTTCGTCGATCTTGGTCGCCTTCTTGCCGCGCTCGATAAAATGGCCGCCTTGCATATCTTGCCAATGCTTTGAAACTCCGCAAGTCCAGCACTTACACATTCCGTTTTCATCTGCCGACTGTAGTCTGACAAACTTTTGGCACGATTTTGCTGCATCCTCAAGTAACGCCGCCAAGCTCTTAACCTTTACTTTTGGCTTTTTCTGTTTTGCTTTGGGCTTGTACGAATACTTGCAGCCCTTTGCGCAAAATCCAGCCTTTTGCCAATTATCGGAAAGCTTTATAGCCGGAATCTCTACCTTGCAATTTCTACATTTACGCGCCATCTTTATTTTCCTTTCGCGGCCAGTCCGGGCATGTAATACCTAGTTTCTCGGATAAATTCTTACACAGAACATTGTGCACCCTAGAGCAATCTGCACGTTCTAGGTCTACTGTAGAGCTAATCCCCAACAGCGCCGCCATAATGGGTCTGAACAATACATCTTTCACTCTTTCTTGACTCCAAGGTACAGAAACCTCCTTGACATCAAAGACCGCTTGCATATCCATTCCAGAATCATTCAGCACATCGGCTAGCTGCGCGCAAAATACCTCAATTGCTTTCCTTTGCTGGTTCGTACGCTGGCGCCCGGTGTCGATCTTGATGTTGATATATTTCGATATTTCATAGGCCTGCTGAATCTCTCGGATTGCCGCCAGTAGTGACTTGTCTGAGTTTGCTGTGAGTGTTTTTCTCATGTTATTTACTCAGCATGTGCAGCGAGTGCGCATATCAATCCACTGCCTAACTTGATCTGGCTTCTGTTCAAACTTCCTTGCTATGTCGCAAACCCTAACACCTTCATGGTGTAGGTGCCGCATCATCTCAATATCGCTAAACGGGACTGTTGCCATGTGGTGCGCAATGCCCGGTTTTCCTGTGTTCTTTTTCATAACCCTAATTCCTTTCGCATTTTTAGCATTCTAGCATGATTTTCTTCCGGTGTAAGTATATTGGGAATATGGCTTGGTATAGCCTTTGGCACATCAACAGACAAGTCCTCGCCCTCGCATACCCTCCTGCAAAGTATTTCATAATTCCTAGCGTAAACAGGGAAAATCTTGTCTTTAGGCATCGAGTGCAATTCAGACCATCCGGTTAATATTCCAGCCTTGTACACAGCCGCGTGAGTCCAACTATAAGACGATTTAGGCGATGGAGCTAAACATGCCTCTTGGTATGCTCTATGCGCGTCAGGAAGCCCGTGAGCGCCTATGTCGAGGTTTTGGCACATTCCACGGAAAGCGGGAAGCGAGAAGAATCCTTTAAAGTCTCTAACTGATACCATGCCGCGCCTAATCTCGCTCTCGCTTATGTCCGAAAGCCCTCTCGCCCAAGTCTGGTAAAGCTCAGGGCTAACGCTGTTGAGTAATCCCATCCGCGTCAACTCTTGTAAAACTGCCCTCAAGAATTCCTTCGTCGGAGCTTCCGAAGGCTGCGTCTGCCGCTCTTGCCGCCCTGTCCCTTGTGTCACCTTGTCCAAAACCTGATTTAGATTCCGCATTACCAACCCCGCTGTTGATTAGCCACTGACATTCAAACCCCCGCCAATTCCTAGTTACGCACTCTTGCAAACAAAAGTCAACGGTATATCCGATTGAGACAGCCTTCTCAAATTCTTTTGAATACCTGTTAATCACTGTCTGACTCACATTAGCTTTCAATCTTTTCCTCATTGCTAACCAGTCTTGCATCGTCTGATCGCTGGGAAGTTGAGGCCAGCAAGTGTAATCGAGCGCCTTGGCGGGAGACATAGTATTTACTTCTTTTTCATTCTTTACATTCTTAACATTCTTGTATGTGTACCGTTTGCTGTCCGTCCGCTGTACCGCTTGGTGTTCCGTCTGCTGTACCGTTTGGTGTTCGTCATCGGCTCCCTCAGATTGATAACTGTCGTAATTACATATAGTTATTACGCTAGTGTACTGGTTCGCCTGCTGTACTATCATACCCCTAGTTTTTAGCATCCCCAAGTAGCGCCGAACTTTGCCCCGACTCCACTTCCAGCGCTTAGAAAGGGTTACTTCTGACCATCCAAGATCACCCCTTTTTAAACTGATCTCTATTCCTCGGATGAAAAAAGAAGAGTCCTTGTGGCTTGCGTTTAACAATAGATCGACCCATGCCTGACCGTATGTAAACGGCTCCGACATCCAAAGATCGTTCTCAGATATGCTTCTGTGAAGTTTAATCCAGCCTTGCATTATTAGCCCTCACCCCTTTTTTCTCCCCATTTAAAATGCCGGCACTCCAAGGGCGGGAAGGAGAAACCAAGCTCAAAGCGCGACCAATGAGCTGAGTGCCAGCAAGCAGATTATATACTTAATAGCCGCCGTGTAAAGCCAAAAAAACTTGTTGCATATCGATTTAAGGCTAGTATACTTAGCTAGCAATTACATAACAGAGGGTGCAAAAATGAATGCTTATGCTATACGATATGACGCTAAATCGGTTTATCGGCAGGGAGGCGGGCAGGAGGATAATCCGCATCCGCTTGGCTCTGAGGAGCGTTTTGAGTGGGGTCTTGCTATGCACGAGTGCCAGCAGGAAGAATACGAGCAACTAATGAGAGGGTTTGCATAATGTCGATGAAAGACATACAGGAACAGCTTAAGGCGCCAAAGGGTCAATTCAACTCTTTCGGAAAATACAAATATCGAAGCTGCGAGGATATAGTCGAAGCGGCAAAGCCAGTGCTTGCGAAGTACGGCTATCATTTAAACCTCAGCGACGAAGTGGTGCAGGTAGGAGATAGAATTTATATCAAAGCTGTTGCAAGTGTTCGCAACGGTCAAGAGGTGATTGAGAGCGCCTCAGCTTACGCTAGGGAGTCGCTAGACAAGAAGGGAATGGATGATAGCCAGATCACAGGAACTGCGTCAAGCTATGCCCGCAAGTACGCCTTGAACGGCTTATTTGCTATTGACGACACAAAGGACGCCGACACAGACGAACACACGAAGCAATCAGCAAAGCCAGCAAAAGTAGAGCCGCCAACAAAAGAACAGGAGGCGCTATTCGCAAATGTTGCCACTATGCAAGATTTACAAAGCCTGTGGTCAGGCCTTGATAACATTGCCAAGGTAGTGTGCGCACCGCTCAAAAACGCGGCAAAGGATAGGCTGTCATGAGCCTGTCACCGAAAAGAGAAGGAAGGATAACGGCATCAGTATTCGCCTCAGCAATGGGCATAGGGTACGACTCAAGGCAAAAGCTTTGGCGGACAATCAAAGGGCTGGAGCCGAAGTTTGAGGGCAATGCCGCGACCGAATGGGGTTCGGAGCATGAGCAAGATGCAATCGACAGATACGAGATAGAGACAGGCAATCTTGTATGGTCGTGCGGAGATAATCAGGGCTTTGTGATAGACCAAGATCACGACTGGCTAGGATGCACCCCGGACGGATACACAGAGGACGCCGTGATCGAGGTAAAATGCCCAGCTAGTTTAAGGCTGTACGGCAAAATACCCGATCACTACATGCCGCAAGTTCAGGGCCAAATGATGATATGTGATTTTGATACAGCGCACTTTGTTGTGTGGACGCCGGACGATTTTGAGGTTTACGAAGTTGCAAAAGATGCTGAATACATAGCGGAAATGCTTGATTTGTTGATTGAGTTTAAGCAGTATGTGGACTCTGATACAGAGCCAAAACGCAAGAAAAAGCCAATTTTACCAAAAGTTACTTATGAGAAAATAATCTAGGAGCATAAAATGCCACAACTTATTGATGCAGCACGAATCGCAAACGAAACAACGCTAAGGTATACGCCTGACGGCACGGCTGTAATTAATCTATCTCTGCCGTGTGATTATGGAAGGAAAGGTCAAGATGGGAAAAAGCCGACCCAGTGGGTTGACGCCTCGCTTTGGGGTAAGCAAGCGGAAGCATTGGCGCCGTATTTGTTAAAGGGCCAGTTTATAGCCTTCACGCTTGACGATGTTCACATTGAGGAGTATCAAAGCCAGGGCGCAACGCGTAGCAAGCTTGTTGGCCGCGTGTCTAATATCAAGCTGATCGGTAGCGCGCCGCAAGAATCGCAGGCCTCGCAAAGACCTGCGCAAGCCTCGCAGACAAGAGCGCCTGTTGATAATTTCGAGGATGATTTGCCATTCTGAGGTAACAGCGCCAAGGATGGCCCAAACACATCATGAGACCATCACAACTAATCAAGCAAGCCCTTCGCAGTGAGCCGATAGGCGACCAGGCCACTCTGTCATGGCTTAGATTCTTCGTCTACAAAAAAGCCTGCAAAGTGCTTGAATTGCCTAAAGAACAAAGGTTAAATGCTATAGATGCTGACCCGCTTAGTGGCGCGGTTCGTGCTGAGGTTGTTCGGCTGCATAGGTATAGGGGAGCACAATGACAACAAGAGTATTTGGACTAAGACACGGGCGCGCAACAATGCCCTACGAAGACATTAAGATGATACGCGAACTATACGAGAATCACGGTGTAAAGCCACACGAGCTTGCGGAGAAGTTTGAGGTTTCGATCAATACGATCTGGTGCTGGATACTTTACAAAACGAGGGTTAATCAATGACAAGCTACCGAGACAGATTATTCTGCCGCGACAAAGACTGCGCCAACTTCGAAACGTGCGATAGAGCATATACCGACGAAGTAGCAACTGACGCTTTTAGGTGGTGGGGCGGCGAGGATGCTCCTGTTGCGTTTTCTGATTTTAGTTCGGTTTGTTTTGTTGGTAGCGAGGAGTAGCAATGGAATCAGGCAAAGGCGGCGCACAAAAAGGAATAAAAAACGGCAACGCAAAAGTCCCGTTTGAGCAAGTAGAGCAAGCCCGCGAAGAATGGGAGAATAGAATAACGCTTCAAAAACTAGCCATTAAGTACGGCGTTCCTGTTAACACGATTAAGACTTGGTTGCAGTATAATACTAGAGTCGAGTCATAACATAAGGGCATCTTAATGAGCGTTCAAAAATTCCCGATTGAGTTGATAGAGTATTGCTCCACCAAAAGACAGGTAGAGCATTACCAAGCTTTGATGGAGGCGGGGACGTATCGCGGAGCCTGCAAGCTTTTAGGGATAGGAGCGCATCAAACCCTTTTGCAGCTTGTTCAATCTCTAAAAGCGAGGCAGAAAAAGGGCGGCATATACAATCCTGCAACGAGAAGCACTGGAAAGACGCCAGCCATGGCGCGCAAGGTAGAATCCAAGCTAGTGCAGACCGTAAAGCGCAAGCGTAGATACGTGATTACCTGCGCGCAGAACGCAACGCCAGAGTTTAAACCTGGTCTTGCATCGCTGAGAGCATATTGCGCGCACAATAAAGCTGAGCTAATCGTAATCCCTATACGATACCACAATCCAACGTCCGCATGGACGTCCAGCGATGAAGATAAGAATTGGTGGGCGCCATCTATAGCTAAAGACCTGGTAGAGAGCCGCGTAGAGCTTTGTGAGAATCTTGTTCTTCTTGCCGATGTTCGCATCCAGCCGACAGCCGTTCGCCCGACGTCAGGCATTGAGACGTTTTGTGGCGGTCAGTCAATAATCATTGGACACCCAAAGCTTGAGGCGGTGACGATACCAACTCCGCAAAACTCGCTTGCCAAGATCATCCACACGACAGGGTCAATCACGGTAGACAATTATACAGACTCAAAGGCTGGAAAGAAGGGCGAACACCATCACTCGTTTGGTGCGCTAGTGGTTGAGATTGATGGCGACCGTTTCCACTTGCGACAGATCAACATGGACGACGACGGTAGCTTCTACGACCTGGACTCGCTGTACAAACCAAACGGTAAAATAACATCGGGCCACGCTGCAGAGGGATTGATTCTTGGAGACCTACACGAGCGATTTGTTGACCCCGGCGTAGTGCGCGCAACATTCTGCAAATCTGGAATGATCGATGTATTAAAGCCGCGCTCAGTGGTGTTTCATGATGTAATGGATTTCCACAGTCAGAACCACCACCACAGTCGAAAAGTCTTCACAAAGATCGCAAAACACCACGGCGACAGATCAAGCGTCGAAGATGAAGTGGACGAGTGTGCCGCTTTTATCGACAAGCACGGGCGAGACGGGCAGCGGATAATCTTTGCGCCATCTAATCACCCGGACGCGCTTGCAAGATGGGTAGAGGATGCAGATTGGAAAGACGACCCTGAGAATGCGGAATTCTACCTCAAAACAGCACTGGCAATGGCTCAGTCCGCGAGAATGTCAGACACGGGGACAAGCTATATCGACCCGTTCGTCCATTGGATGCGGCAAAAGCTAAGGCGCGTTGACCAGTGCGAATTCCCGGCGCGTGACGAGTCAGTAATGATCGCAGGCATAGAGTGCGGGATGCACGGCGACAAGGGGCCAAACGGTGCTAGGGGCGCTATCCGTGGATTCGGGCGTATAGGAGTGAGATCAATAATCGGTCACTCGCATACGCCGGGTGTGATGGACGGAGTATATCAGGTCGGCACGTCATCGCGATTGCGACTTGAGTACAATAGCGGGCCATCTTCGTGGATGCATACCCACTGCGCTGTATATCCGAACGGAAAGCGCACCCTGCTGTGGGTCATTGGCGGCAAGTGGAGAGCATGAATTGCATTGCCATGATAACCACTCGCGGCACAGGCGCACCAGCTCGGTACTTCTGGATTGCCGATCTGGATATTCCTAGGGCGTTGGCCAGCTGTTGGTTTGTTATGTTTAATTGCAGCTGTAGTGCCGCTATGTCGTTTGCCATTCTCTATCTCCTCGCCCCTGGGCGTTAGTGGGGCCATCCTTGGCCGTTGGTGTTATTTTATCCCAAATACATCGCTCACTTCTGCGTACACTTCATCGCTCACAAGGTAGGAGGTCGGAGTCTTTAGGTCGTGCAGGTCTGCGATGACTTCGGATGCGTCATTGCTTGTAATGCACGGAAAGTCGTTAGCCTCTGCGG